CCGGAGTGTTGGTCCGAGGGTTGGCTTACTGGCCGCGTGTCCTTCTATGTCGAAGGAGCTGCGGCAAAGCAAGCCACTACCAGCGAAGGCTGGTAGTCCTAGGTAACCTCCCCCTGTGTGCTTCTTAAACACACAATCATCTGTTAAAAGTTAACCAGATGAGCCCATCCCGAGTTTGATGTCGACGACTCGGGGGCGTCCAGAACGTCGTAAGTGGTCCGGTGACGTGGCTAACGTCCCGAACATATCCCACTTCTTCCACTTCGTATTACCGAAGTCTGGATTTGGGTTCCTCACCTCCATGGAGGCAAGGCACTTACGCAGGGCCGGCCAACCATCTATCTCATTGACTGGGATAGGTGATCGAATTAACCATCCCTTAACCTTAGAGATGGAATTCCTAGTCACCAAAGGCGTGGGTACACCTTCGTGACTAAGCCGACCCAGGACAGGAGAACGCTCACCAACAACAGGGTATAGCGTAAGTAACTTACGCAATATACTGTCAAGGTGATCAACCGTTTTCTCGTAGCCAGCATGAAAAAGCTGGTTTCTGAGACTGACAGTTGAAATGATCTCTTGCCCGTCCTTTCGTGATGTTGGAGTTTGACGACGGACACGGACAATTGAAACATCCTGTCCATCGAAATACTCCTTCCCGCAACTCTCCCGGAACGAACCGTTCCAGAAAGACTTGCGTTCGTTTACCTTGAGCCCAAAGGACTCAAGAGAGCGAATCACGAAACGCACATGATCGACGGGGACGATAATATCGTCTCCGAAGACACGCACCCGACCCTTAAAGGATTTAACGTCCTTCAGGGTCAACGGGTGTCCTAGGCTCTTCTCAATTCCGAGGAATATAGCCACGAGAAACATCATGGCCTCCATAGGAAAACAGAGAGCTGAACCCATAGACGCAAACTTAGCAAGAGAAATGACTTCTCCGCTAGGTAGGCGAGCACGTCTCGATCTACATGCCAAAACCGCATCATGAAAGTGCCGATGTGGCCGTAACATGTAGGAAACGGACTCGCATGAAACTCTATCGGAAGCTTCACTCAGATCGAGTGTTGCTAAGTCGTGGTACTTAGACCCTTGGAGTGCCATACGCTGGTTAGGCGTCTGGTCATCCAATCCGATAAAGTCATCAAGGTAAGATCCCTTGAGGGCTTCTTGGATCAGTCGTAGTATTCCCTGCTGCGCATACATCATGGCAGTAGGTTCCGCTGCGATAATCCGAGGAGTTTTCATCGTTTTAGGTACAGAAATCACCTTAACGGGAATTTCTGAACCAGGTTCGAGGAAGTTCACCTTGTCTAGCTCCTCGTAAAACGAGAAGTTAGGTAGCACCATTTCCACGAATGGAAAGTAGTGCTCAAGGCGACATGGCCATGTAGTCTGGTTAAACTTCTGATTCCCGTAAAGAGAATCAGCAGTCGCACCAGGACCATGCTTCGGCAAGATGTCGCCGTCATAGATACGTTTATCTATGACAGTAAACATCGAGCTGAAGAGGAGGGAGCTTAATCGTTGGAAATCCTTGAAGGATATCGTTCCGAAAAGCTCCTTAACTTCCTTCTCACACTCGAGGTACTCGGCGAACGCCGCATCAATGCGATGCTGCTCGCAGTCGAGGCGTATCTTGCTAAAAAGCAGCGTGAGCTGCCTGATAGCACGGATAGCACCTAGACTTGGGTTCTCGAGTAGGACACCCGACTTACGGTCGAAGACGAGACGAGAGAAACCCGAAAGAAAACTCGGGAGCCTCCCGCTTTTCCGGAAAGCAAGAAAAGCGGCGTCGTCCACCTTCCCAAGCTCAAGACTTCTTTCGAAGTCCTTTGCGAAGGTTGGGAGAGTTATCGTAAGAAACGATAACCCTTCATTCTTCGTCCGATCCGAGACATAGTTAATGTCTTGGTGGGCGCTAGTGCAACATCTACCCGCTAGTTCTCTAGCGAGCTCATTCCAGAGCAGAACTAGGCTTTTCACGTCACCTCCTGATAGAGGACGGCGTCCTAGGCCGAGTTCACGTCCTGATCAGAGATCCGGTGAGGACTCCTCGCTTGCTAGCTTTCGCCAGCAAGAAGCTTGAGGAGAACCGCATCCGTTGCAGCCGACCAAAGGCCTTTGAGGCCATTGAAGAGGGCTGCCTGATCCGCGATGGAGAACTGCCCTGAGCTCGGAATGTCGAACACCGCGTAGCAGCTCATGCTGCGAGGCGACGTCGTTCCCGAGATCAGGGTGCTTCCAGCGTTGTCGCTGTAATCACAGCGAAGGACCCTGCGGGTCCGCTTCCCGTACTGATGGGAGGCAGTGACCTTCAGGATGTTTCCAGCATTCACCGTGCCGGACCCCTGGTACTGCGCTACCGACCCCTGCTGAAAGATGCGGGGGAGGGAGACAGCACCAGCGGAGATTCCGGCGCCGGGAGTGATGGATTGTGGGTCCGTGAACATCGACGTGCTCCTTTGCGTTGGTGTGCAGTGGACCTACTCACCGAACGACTCTGGTGATTCCTAGAGCCGCGGCTATGGCCTTCTGGGTGGTTGACAAGCCATCCCAGGTTAGGCCAAAACCAAAGGGGTTAGCCTGTATCCGCTTCTTCGTTGTTACACGAAGACTGATATCGGGTACAGACGGGTAGGGAGCCGGAATGGCTCCCGGGTACGCGAAATTGCGTACCTTCCCTGCCGAGAAGGTATCCGTGACGGTAGTTTTCTCCATCACGTACCCATACGGCATAACCGTGCCATAGCTGATCTTGCTTTGCAGGTTTTTGATCAAAGCGCCTGTATCAGCAAACCAGTCTGTGGCCCAGCTCCATGGTGCAAGATTCCACAACGTCGTAAGATCAGGCTTAGCTCCGAAGAACTCAGCCATCAACCTTCTTCGATCACCCTTCGAGTGGTTGTCATATCCACGCGGTAGGTGATACGTGAAAGCCCCGCTGAACCATGTTTCACGTTCAACGGTCCTACGACGAGTAGTCTCGTGCCATGGAATCGCAGCACCACGGTTCGCTAACTCGATATGGGTCATAAGCCCGGTAGTGGTCTTGTAAAGACCAGCCGGACTGATCCTATTCGGGATAACGGTTTCCGTGGTGCTACTCTCCTTGGGAAAGTGGAAGCTACGACGTACTATTCGGCCAGAATCACGAATGAACTGGTCGACTAGTCGGTCGACTTTATGAACGGCTTTTAGAAAGTCGCTCATATCGCCGAGAGTTGGTGCGATCCCAAACTGGTAATTAAGAAACTCACCAGCTAGGGCAACCGTCCCTAAAGCTTTGAGACGGTTCTCCCACAAGTGTGCCCCGGGAACTTGGGGCACATCTTGCATGAGCTCACCAATTGCTGTAGCTGCCTGTGCAATCGGGTTTCCAGGTGCACAGTTCGAAATCGCAACAGCCCCTTTGGCCTCCAGCTGTCCTCTTGACGAGGACTGATCTGAAGGCCAGTCGGGCCGAAGCGGTAGAACTGGCTTCTGAAGACCCGTCGAGTTGTCGACGGAGGCCAAGAAATTAGCCACGGAGTTATAAGTATCGCGATACACCCAACTTGTGGATGTCACGTCACTTTCTCCGAATGGTGCATTCTTGGGCAACAAGATCACGAATGGCAAACGACCGCCATAGATGATCTCGTATTTCTGAGAGAAAAACTCAGATCCGCGATCCTCGAACTTAGCCCCCTTCCTAGGGGGCCAAGGATTGCCATCCGACTCAGTAACCTGAGTCCCGTTCATCGCAGCACGCAACCCCTGGTAAGATACAGGCGTTGCGTTAGCACCGGTAGGATCTCTCCAATTAGGATAGTTCCGCCGGTGTTGCTCCTCTAAGAAGAGGAGATTAAGACCAGTAAGATCTCTCTTCTTGGTCTTGCCGCGAGAAACGAACAAGGATAGCTCCTTTGGTTACATTTTACATATAGTTAAATATGTAAAATGATTGATGTGTTCGTTAGAACACAGGTGGTGCACTGCGCAG